CCCAATTATAAGTGGATGGATTTGGCTAAATGTAGCTATCACAATACATTCGCTGAACAGGCACGTAAAAACGTCACACAGTGTGGACCGGATGCAATCCGATACATTGAAAAAGTAATCGATTAAGGGTTTGACCTTAAAATCTATTATATTGTTCATGAATATGGCTTATGTGGTTGGATATGGTCCAATGGGATATAGGGGCGAGATAGGTCCAACTGGCGATACAGGACCAACTGGCGATACAGGACCAACCGGACCAACAGGTATGCAAGGACCAACCGGCGATACAGGACCAACCGGACCAACAGGTATGCAAGGACCAACCGGAGATACAGGCCCAACCGGACCAACACCTACGCTTCAACAGGTCTTAACGGCGGGAAATACGGCGACCTTACCCGTAGCGTCATTCGGGATAAATAACGGTATAACATCTCTCTCTTCCACTGTATTTGCGGGGTCTCTTGATTGCGAGTTGGACGACGGTATTACAAGCGACCTTACTTCTTATTATCAAAGCGGATTGGGACACAGTGGAAGTAGTAATTATACTATTTCAACAACGGGTAATCTGCTGATGACAAGCGATAATTTAACAGTATCTTCTTCAACAATAACCTCTACGAATACGGGAGTTGGGTATTTGACCCCTCAACTTAAATTAGAAAATACAAATGCGACTGCTGGAACTACTACGGGTGTTCCCTCTGTGGAAACATACAAGAGCGGTCGAAATACCGTTTTGAATGATGTAATAATGTCACAACAGTTTAACGCAAACGCATACACAGGAGCAAAAACGACATTCGGGAAAATTGAATGTTCCGTTACTGGGGCTTCTGCCCCTTCTGGGATAGACGGGGCATTGGATTTTTATACTTGTATCAATGGGGCGAATCAACTCGTTTTTCGTTTGAATGGAGCGGACAATGAAAACAACACATTCCGCCCCCTTGATTTAAACGGTCAAGCATTGAAAACATCACAAACCAATCTCAATATTGAAGCAACCGCTTCCACTGGGGCGGGTCAAATTATTCTTACGCCTAAAACAACTTCCAATGTGAATGTGAATGGAAACCTATTAATGACAACCGATAAAACGATTACCTTAAACGACAGTAGCCCGAATGCGGTTCAAACAGTTATTGGGGATGGAAAGGTATTGGTGAATGATGTTACGAACAGTCTATCTACCTTCCAAGACCAATCCACATTTGGTATTCAAAACGGAAACCCGACAACGACTCTTTACTCTATTAATGGGTTTGCTTGTAATGACAACTCTATCCAATGTAATTCTTCCAACGGGTTCTATATGAATTACGGAAGTCCCTTAAATTACACTCAACTGGATTTGGATACTTTTGAAATGTATAATTCGGGCGGAACTTTGATAGACCAAATCGCAATGATAAATAACGGGGCGGGTAATCCCGTTTTTAACATTTTATCCACAGACAATACAAACCCGTCCCCTCTTCTCAAACAAGCGGGTATTTCAAACCAACAACTTAATTTAACTTATAGTGATGTAGGTGCTGGAACGAATACTCAACTTCAACTCACGAATAATACGGGCGGTTCAGGACAATTATCCTATACCAACGGAATAGACACAAGTCAATCTCTTATCATTTCCTCAAATTGTTCCATTGACATACAAACATCACAAGACCTAAAATTAACGGGGGCAGCACTTCAAGCGGTCACTTCGGGGGGTTCGGCAAGTCAGTATCTTCGTATCAACCTCAATGGAACTTACTACAAAATTGCATTGGATAATGATTAAATGTAGTCTAACTATATGGAGTCGCCTTTTGAGGATGAGAGAAGGAGCGACGATACCGACGAACACAACTGGTCCCAAGACGTAGAGGGGCGTTTAGAAGCCATCCAAGACAATTCTGCACAACAAGTCCTCATTTCCAAGCAACAATACTTGGACCTCTTGTATTTGCAAAAGTTCTTCAAAATCCCTGTGATAGTCGTCTCGGGCATCAACTCTGTATTCGCTGTGGGACTCTCCAACTACGCCAGTCAATCCGCAGTGAGTATCCTCAACTGTTTGTTGGCTTTCTTTTGTGCGACGTAGAGTTGTACCTCAACATTAGCAAACGGATAGAGATAAGCCTGAACTCCTTTCAGTCCCTGATTCGCTGGACCCTGGAAATGTATCCACTGAAATATACGATGCGATAGATGAGTTTCACGCTTACGTAGTACGCAACTACACCAATACGATTCCAGACCCCGAATATATTGTTGGAAGAGGCGGGATATTGGATACTTCAGGATTACTCAATGGGCGGTTAAATGTCCAAATCTACGATTACATCGCAGATGTGAATCAAGAAGTGAAGGCGTTACAGCGTCAATCTCCGCAACAGAGTGGTGTCACCGCCGAGTCAAGCCCTTTTGCGACCCCCAGTAGCCAAGGCACTGTTCCACAGTGAACATTCCTTCGGCAGGTGATCCCTCCAATGATTACATTCGTATCAATCCACGCGTGACAACCAACAGTCAACAGATACTCATGACCGCAAATGACGGCGGGTTTGCGAATAGCGTTAACCTATTAAATCTTCAATACAACCCCCTTATAGAGTTAAAAGCAGATTTTGGGGGTGCGATAAATAGAACCATCACGCTGTCGGCAGGTAATGGAAGCACGAGTTTTCTTAAAGCCTACGACGGACAAAGCAACAACCCCTTTCAAATACAGGCAACGAATCCAACCGGAAACGGATCAATTGAATTAAAGGTAGACGATACGGCAGGGGACCTCATTCTTACAGGAACACAACTGGAAAGCACTACAGCAGGTGGAAATACCGGAAACCATCTACGCATCAAATTAAACGGTATTTATTATAAGATAAGATTAGAGGCAGATACTTAATCCTGATTCAAATGGACCAAATTTGTGAATAGATTCAGAAGGTCTAAGTAATAATCCAAGGAAGCCGTGATAAAATCGCCGTAGTAATTTTTTTGTAAGATTTGGTTGGTATCATACAGGATGTAGACCGAGAAAAGTATAATTCCCACATAGGTGAGAATCTTACTGGGTGTAAACAGGGTGGCCAGAATCAATCCGAGCAATGTATAAAAGAGGATCATACCCGTTTTAACGCCTAAATGTATGCCGGATACAATCATCATGACGCCCAAAGCAAACATCACGCCGAAAATGCTGACTGTGCCAATCCATGCATCGTACATCATGTCAAAACTCGCGACGTCCGATAACGTATATCCCCAAGCGTAGGAGAATGCACAAAATAAGAGGAACTTCATCCACATGGGCATGGCCACGAGACTGATCAGAAGGACCACGCCAAATAGACCTATCCACACGCCAATGTTGACGTATCGATTCTTTTTCTCGGTGGAATACTTTTTGAGGGAATAGAAGGTAATCAAGGCTTGTACGAGGAGATTGGCAAAGGTCATGACCAACAATTCTTTTTTTTCGAACAAGAGCTTTGAAATCTCTTTGGAACTTCCTCCGGTTTGAATCTTCCAAATCCGATTGTATAGGGTTGGGTTCGCCATAGTCATTCCTTCTATTTTTTTGTATCCTCAATCCATGAGCCTAACAAGGTATAGCACGCCTTCGATTGCCCAAAAACAAGCGAATGCGTATTTTGGACATACCGTTCCATTGTATCCTTCTACACGTAAAGCAAAAAAATACCAAATCAAAGACCCGTCCGGTAAATGGGTTCATTTTGGGCAAATGGGATACGAGGATTATACGAAGCATCACGATGAGATGCGTCGTAAACGATATTTGACGAGAGCGACCCACATTCGTGGAAATTGGAAAACAAATCCATACTCTCCAAATAATCTAGCCATTCATATTTTGTGGTGAACTATCCTTGAGTTAAAAAATACAAGAGAAACACGTTGGTGGACAACATACAAAATTGTTGAAGCATAATGATTCCTTTATTAAGGTGCGTGATGGGTCGGACCAACGCATATCCGACGCCCGATTGAACCGTCGTGGATAAAAAGAGACAATCCAATGAATCAATCTGACGACCTTCCATCGAGACAAAGTCGTGTTTAGACAAAAGGTATAGGTATCCAAAAAATAAGATGCAAGTGAAATGAAACAATACGGTTCGGAATACGTATTTCATACACTGTCATCCTATATTTTCATAGACTTGTGCACATTTGCGACCAAGAGAACGACACGGACACGCGCAATCATCGGTTGAAGGTATTTTCGGGGTGTAGATAACCTCACCTTTTCTTATATAAGGCTTGTCGTGCGAATGGCGTGTGCAACATCGACAACGGGCAAAATAATTGGTCCACTCTACAAGCTCCTTGAGTGTAAATTCATCCATCAAATAATCATATATACATCGGTCGTATCGGTCTTCATAATACCTATGATAAAACTGTAAAGAATCCACATTCAAGACCTCCTTCAGAGATTTGGTAAATGCAACGTGTTCGGGATAGCCAAAGGAGAAAATGTGCCGCTTTAAATCCTCGTTGGCGAAGACCATTCTTGCCATGTTACGTAAAGGAATCGCTAAAGATATTTCAATTTTTTATCGCGCCCTTTTTCTTGGGAGCGACACATCCACCTCCACGAACTTTGGCCAAGGCACATTTCACGTCGTTTCCATTGCCTTTTTGAAATCGGGTGCGTCGATTTGCAAACGAAGCGACTTGCAAACCGGTTCGCTGAGAACTGGACATGACTCCCACTTTCGGCAATTGATTTTGTTCGGTTTTGGCAATGGTCATGGCACGCTTGATTGCAAAAAAGGAATCATGTGAAGCTGTGTTTGACGCAAGGGTAGTGGCCGGTGCAGACCGCATCGTTCCAATCGAACGTAAGTAAATCATTAGTATAGCGGAAGATATAAATACAGAGATACGGAAATGGCCACCACCGCCTTTGCTAGTGCATCGAGGACATTGGTCAAGGTATTTTTGATGGATTCTTTGCACAAATACGCAAGGCCATAACCGCTCCATACGGCAAAATATACCCAGAACAGGGCATACGTAAAGGTGGTGAATGTTGCGGTAGAATACAAGGCGTAAAACAAGAGGAAGAAGGGAATGAATCCAACGAACATAGCCGTCATACGAGACAAGAGGTGAAGTTCGCCTAAATAACCCGCCAACAACATGAGCCAATCCAGCCCAATCAGATACACCAACGAAACGGTAGAATGGAGAAGCGTGTGGAGTGCGACCAACATCAATGGCGTTGTTATAAACCATCCCTTGTACCGTAGTAAGGAAATGGTATGAGGTTTCAAGTTAAGAAACAGGTAATACATGAAACTGGATATCCCAGTAATACACAATTCTAAAAACAATAGAGGTTTGTGAGACGAATCCACCTGGGTAAAGGCAAAGATGGACACTAAAAAGGCAAACAACATGAAATAAAACACTCCATAAAAGAGCATATAAATAGAGAATATTTTATATGCTCATTGTATGTCAAAAAAAAAGACGCTTAAGTCACGAATACGCAATTACATTTCAAAAAAGCAAGACATTTGTTGCGAAAGTGATATCGACCGAACGATTGTAATACAACAAATAATCGATAAGTACAAGCGCATCACTGCCTTCTTTGGAGAACCAGAGAGTGAGTATTTAGGATACATCAACAATGACCTTGTCGTACTGATTGGCTATAAGATTGATCTCGAGAAGGCCCACGACCATGAAGGTCTCCAGGTGTGGAGACGTTTGAACAAACGAATGTACGTAGACGGAAAACTCAATGAAGCAAAGACGAACGAACTACTCAAGGAGTTGCCCTTGTATTTTCTAATGTCCTTTTTAGGCTATGCTTCGTATAAAATAGATCAACTAGACCATTTGAATAGCGAAATGAATGGAAAAGTCGGCTTGATTTAAAAAGGGTTCCCCAAATTTGTTAAACAATTGGATGCGAAGACGTTCTAGCTTAATCGGCTCTGGATAGATACGTGTCCAATGGTACTGTTGAATGCGTTGTTGGTTTACGGCTGGAAAGTACCCCATAATGTACTTTGAAAGGTGCTCGTACGTCTTGTTTGTACACGCGTCATGATAGTCATACACGTCTACGTACATACATTCGGTCAAGTATCCGAAGCGGGCTTCCGATTCAAGTTCGTGTTTGGACGTCAGTACATTGTAGGTGCTTTTGTATTTTTCTCGACGAAACCCCATGATCCATCCCGCCGATTTGAATCGTTTGCCGAAATCAATCGTAAACGGTTCGGAAGAATGTATCATGGTTCGGTGACGAATCGTGATTTGAATGGAGGCAAGGTCATACAATAACGTTTCGAGTTCAGAAGGGGTATACGTACCGTCTGGGAGATGAACGGAAAGGTCGTTCCAAAAGAATTGAGCTTTGTGAAACTCGTTCCACACAAGAGGAATGTCGATGCATTCCATTTGCAAGGAACGAATGCGTAAGGGTTCGGGTAAGGTATAGACAAAATCGTGGATTTTAGAAGCGGGAGGACGATACATGGAATCCACCGTGAACACGTGAATCTTGTCCTTTTCTTTTTCGATTTCTTTTTCAGGTGGTAAGAGACGTTCAGTGGCTTGCTTCAAAAATGTAGTGAGACTCTCTTGCATGGATAAGAGAACTATCTTGCTGATTAGTTTTTTGTAGAGTTGCCGTTCCCCATCCAATACGTGGGATACCGTGTAATCGGGTTCAAGACGATACAACGTTTCCAATTCTGCAAGGGTATAATGTTCAATGTCCATATCCAAGTTCATTGGATAGGTTTATTGATTTCTTTTTAAATGTATCACAATGTCTTCGTATTCGGTTTGTCGATTCATTTTCTCAATCAATTGATTTTTTTGATTGGGGGATAATTTGGACGTGTACAACAAGGCGATGACGGAGGTGGGGTCCAATGTTTCGACAAGCATCCCATGGACCAGCATAGAGGTATGCGCCTTGACAAGCACATTGTAGAGCGGTTCTCCGTGGTAGTCGACGAGCGTCACGGTTACTCCGTTCACCAAGTCGCGTGCTTTCACGCGTTCGTTGAAATAGACCCGATGGTTTAGACTCATATACGTGTCTTGTGTAGGGAATTGGTCAAAGGCATAGGCTTGAATTTTGACCAAATAAGGATCATCGTGCTTGGTTTTGGTGAGCGTAATGGGTTGGCCACGAAGTGTATGTTTTCGTGTTAGAGATTCAATGGGGAAGATGCCTTGGTCGATTTTGACGAGTGTGCCTGCGACAAAGCAAATGTTGGAGACGGGAATACCCGTATGAAATTTCACGTAAGGCGGGAAGAGCGAGAATTGGAGACGGTCATAGGTGAAACGGGTGACGTAGACGTTGATGTCCAAAAAACTTTGGTTGTACTCGTCAAATGCGCTTGGGTCAATGTAGGCCAATTGTTCGCATTGAGTAAAATCATAGACAAACAAAGGAAGGTTGAAAAAAGCGCGTGCGCCAATCGAAAACAATTGGGTTGGAGGAGCCATGCTGGTAAATGAACACTCTGCAAAGACGTACTCTTCCAAGACAGTTAAGTTAGGAGGAAGAATGAGCATACCGGTTAATGCACAGCCTCGAAAGGCATATGCACCTATCGATGTTAACGTTGTAGGAAAAGTAATGGTTCCCGACAAGGTAAAGGGTTTCTGGTAAAAGGCATTGTCTGCAATACCCGTGACATCATAGGTTTGATAAGGGGATAGAATCTCGAGATTTTCAATCGATGAAAACAATCCAGTCACGATGGCACTCCCACCACTGGTATCATATGCCAATGGTCCTGTACTAAAATGTACATTGGCAGGGAATGCCGAGAGATTCAATTGGTCGTACGTAAATTGACATACGTAAACGTCAATGTCAAATGATGGTATAGTTGACTGACCAAATGCACCTGGGTCAATACTAGACAGGGTGGTACAATTGTAAAAATTATAGGTCGTAATCGTACAATTTATAAATGCTTGTTGTTGAATTAAAGTCAAATTGGTAGAACTTAACGCAGAAAAGGCAGTTAATTTTGCGTTTCCAAATGTATTGAAATAGATTGTGGTCAACAACGGAGATAAGGTAAGTGTACCAATACCCCAGTTGTCAAAAGATCCGCCCCCTAACGATGCTGTCGAAGACAAATTTAAATCACCTGACAATGGTTCAAACGAAATACTTGTAGCAAAGGCGGTATCTCCGATAGTGATTATATTTGAAAAGTCAATGGAAGCATTATATTGGGATTGACCATTTCCAACATCAAAGAATGCTTCTTGGCCTATAGTGGTTACAGTGGTTGGAATCGACAATACATACGTTCCGTCCACATCTGGTGTATACTGTTGAAAGACATCAGCAGCAATTTCTCGTACGGGTATACCACCGATATAATCTCGAATCAAAATATCGGTCAATCCTGGCGTATAGCCAGTGACCGTATAAAATGTTCCTGATGTATCTAATGTGTAAACAATATTGTCAATTATCATAGTATTCATCGATATAATCTTTTAACAGAATTCGTCGAATAAGAGTCGACTGACTTCCTTGTATCGCAAGGTTTCTCGTTTCTTCTCAAACCGTTCCGGATCCACTTTTTGCAGTTCTTCTTCCACATACGTATTCCTGTAGTCAGGTATGTTGTCCAGGACCAGCTCAATCACTTGTTGGATGGGTTTCATCAATTGATTGGTAATGTAATGTTTGTAATCGGGGACCAACGATTGTTGTTGAATGTATTCCGGCGTTTCAATACGGTCTCCTTGCAACTGTTTCTTTTTCGGAGGTGTTTCCACAAACACGAATCGAATCCGATCTCCGGGTTTCGGCTTGTTGCCTGGATCACGTCGTCCAACTCGGTCCGCCAATACTTTATGCGCCATTTGCAATGGATTCTTGTACCCCGAACGTAACGATTTGGTAATAATCAGTTTGTCTAAAGCAACGTTGCCATCCCTCAATTCACCCAATTGTTCACGCACAAAGGCAATCGCCTTCATCACGTCTCCGTCCTTCATCAAGATGTCGATTAATCCACCGTACACGTCTTTCACAATGGGGGCATTGTCACGCCGCTTCAAGACAATCCCCATACTCTTCCGTGAACATTTCACGGTATCGTGTTCGTACAACATTCCTACGTACCTCTTTTTCGACAAGAGGACAAAGGGGAAGAACGTTTTCTCGTACTCGAGTTCGTGTGGATGTTTCAGGAATTGGGTTGCCAATTCACCCGCTTCTTTCGCCAATTCAATCGTCAACCCAAGCGCGGCCTTTCCTTTCAATTGAATGCCGTCTTTGAGAAGCGTAAATTTGAAGAAGACCGAATCGGTATCACCGTAAATGTACTCGGCCGTTGCGTTCACCAATCCTTCGGACGTTTCACAGTCTCGGTTGTGATAGACTTCTTCAATCATCGTTTTCGCATAAATGAGCAAGGCTCGACCGGTTGCCGTACATGAAGCAGCCACGTCCTTGTCGTAGAACGTGCTGGTTCGAGCCCCGCATTGTCCATACAACGAATTCGCTGTCACTTTGTAGGCATTTTGACGCTTGTCCAGAATATTCTTCATGAAATCGTCTTTTTCTTTCGCAATGAGTTTGCGCGTTGCACTTCGCGCACTCAACAATTCTTCCAGTACCGAAGGCATAATGGCCTTCCCTTCTGGAAATTGAGCGAACCGACAAATCTTGACCCCGCTTTTGGTTTTCACGGCTTTCGATTTGGGTGATTTTCGAATGTACTTGTACGTATCGTATTCGCGGTCTACATACGTATAGCCTGGCAAGTGGTCGTACATAAATTCGCCATTCTTTTTCACCCCCGTTTCACGGAGAAGATTGCCGTCCAGATCGTATTCTTTGGTCCACACTTTGCTACTGGAACAAATGTTCTCCGAAATCATCGAGGAAGGATACAGACTTTTGTAATCTACGACCGCGACGGGATCGTCCGTGTAAATGTTGCACTTGGGGTCCAATACAATCGCCCCTTCATAGCCATCATCGAATTCTTTGGTTTGGAGCACGGGCATCAGCGTGTTGCGTTTTCGACATTGTTTGGAGATGTAGCTGGTCAACTTGATGCCTTGGCCGCGCATAATCAAGAAGTCAATGGGGACACTGCAAATGGTCGACATTTCCACGAATCCAGTGATCATATCGGTTTTCTGCAACAAATGTTGGACGAGGTTACAATCTTGTACACAATACGTGGCAATGATGGCACGGTCATCGTCGGACCCATTGGCCAATCGGAAAATGTCGTGGTGATCGACATCGTCTTTGGCAAGACACCATTTGACTTGTTTTTTCATATCGGGATTCACAATGGATGGAATGACAAAGTAGTCTTTGCCGACTTCCGTGACTTTGAATTTCTTTCCGTTTCGGTAGAAATCGGACGAATGGGAAATCTCTTCAAAGACCACGTAATTGGTCTTCTCCAAGCCTTGCGTATTCTTGGTATAAATGCGAGTACTGGATACGTCGTGTTCCAATCGTGTCACTTTGTCCCCAATAAAGTAAGCGGAAACAAAGTCGAGTTTGTACGAATCGAAACTGTAATCGCGTCGAAAGACGGTGTACAAATCCAAATGAATCCGACCATCCATTTTGAAATAGTTCAAATTGTATTCACCACTTGCGAGAAAGACGGATTTCTGCTCGATTTGCCACGCACAATCCACTTCTTTTCCCGCGAGAACGGCACGATTTCGGGTGAGATTCAGAAAGGAAGCCGCACAATCGGTTTCGACCGACCGTTTGAACATGAATTGTTCATCAAACCCGAAAATGTTGTAGCCAATGACAATGTCGGGGTCTTCGCGCTGCATCAATTCGGACCATGCCACCAGGACTTCGCATTCCGTCGCATAACTTTCGATTTCAACGCCTTCGACGGGAGTACACCCCCCCAACACGATGCAATGGTTCAAGTAAGGTTTGGGCGTTCCATAATGGACAAAGGTGCTTCCGATAAAGGTCACTTTGTCGCCTTCGAGAGGTGGAAAGGCGGCATTCAACGATTTGCGAACGTCATTGACTTGCGTGGAACCGGCTTGCACCAATTCTAGTATATTCTTGTAGTGGACTGTAACGGACGATTCCACCTCCTCTTCCGAATCGGAGTCGTCTTCCATATCCTCTCCTTCAATGGGAGCAACCATCCACGCATCCAGCATTCCATCCAGAAAGGTTTTCGTGACGGGTGTTTTGGGGTAAGCCAACTCAATGTGGTGAAGCTGGTCGTATCCAAAGGCGGCATAAATACACCGTTTCAAATGAGTGGCGTGGTCGGTGGTCACGTGTCGAAATTCATCGACAATGTTTTCGGCCAATTTTTTATAATCTTTGATAGGAAGCGGGAAATCGCCGTGACTACTGCTGGCTTCAATATCAAAACTACAAATTTTGTAGGGGACCAACGTTTCTTTGTTCGGAAGCGCGACAATTTCTTTCGCCGACATTACGAATTCGTGCGTGCACGTGGTGGTTCGTGTCCCGGTACGTTTGACCGGAATTTTAATCCAACCCGAAGGACTGATTTCTTTGATATGAAAATAGCGCAACAACGGTGGAATGTTGGATTCGTAGAGTTTCATGAATTGACCCATGTAGGCGTATCCGCCGGGTTTCAAGACTTGAGTGGTTTCGGTCCCCTTTTTCACTTCATTGTACCATAAATTCCGAACTTTGTAGAAGGACGGCATTCCTCGGAATTTGAAGCAAATGAATTTGTGGTCGGATTGGCCGTCAAACCCATCCAGTTTTTTTCGCTGAATGAGGGCACATTCGAGAAGGGATTCCGCATAGTAGTTGCCGACACGTTGCTTGATGTGATGGACAAAGGTGTTCTTGTCGGCAATGGAAAATTGGGGAGGCACGAGACAGTAAAAGTAGGGTTTGAAATCACGTACTTCAATGGAGAAAGTTTCTCCAGATTCGTTGATGCCAAACATTTGAATGACAAAAGACTGTGCATCAATGTGTTCTTCAATGGATTCGTCGCGGCGCGTAAAGGTTTGGAAATCAAAGACACGGACTTCCATGCTGGTATACGATAAGACGAGTCTACATTCTATATCAATTTTTATAGAACAAATCTGTTTTGCGATGCGCGAGTAGAGATGGACATATGGACGATGAACTATTACATTGTTCTGAATGAAAATAATAGGAATAAAGTATGACGTATCGCCAATATCTTTCCAATTGTATAAAACAATATTTCGTATAGTATGTTGTTCATTTTGGATGATTTGTTTGGCGTGACGTTATGGGGAGAAAATTTATTTAGAAGAGTGTTGCACCACTTATCGAATAATAATTATAATTGTAAAAAGAAAATTGTCATTCATCGAATCAACTCCTTACTTTCGTTTCATGAAATCCAAGGATTGAATCAATTAAAATTACCCAATCCCGAACGATTGAATACGTCAACTTTAGCCAAATACGAAGGCAATTATTCCAAAAAGAGTACGTTGTATTTTAACGATTTGAATGAATCCACACAAACCTATCTGATATCGATTGGAGAGAGATTAAAACCTATCTTTGAAGCACAAGTTCATGAACCCTTGGAAATGGGCGATTCGGATTTCAAAGCCATGATCATCCGATACGAAGGGAAGGAGGCTAAATTCGGGATGCATTATGATACAGAACATCCAAATTGTTATCGTGCACTCATTTTGTATAGAGGGGAAGGCATTGTTCCACCCTTTTGTTATGTAGATCAAGAACTGGTCAAAGTTCATTTACAACCAGGTGATGGTATCTTTTTTAAAGGGACTCAGACCTACCACGGTGTTTACCCATCCGGGGATGACAGTACGGTAAGGTACATGTTAGGATTCCAGTATAAAAAGAAGGGGCCAAGGAAAAGAAGTCGTTGTGTAGTGAATTGCGAAATGAAACTTATTTGGGCATCTTGTACCTATTTTTACCCTACTTCATCTACTACCACGTATTGACCCTAGTAGACACGTTACTGAGACACCGATTGAAATACAAACTACAAGCTGGCTACGTAATATCTCTTCTATGCATACTCCTGAGTTATCGTTATTCAAATGAGTATGGTACCAAAATTGTGCATTCTGTAGAATCCATCTTACGGTTTTATGCAGTCTTGTTACTATTCACCTTTAACTTTCAGTTGTCCTTTCTATTGTTGGGGTATTTTATGATCACGGAAATGATGAAATCGAAATACAACCCGAGTGAATATCTTTAAGACAAATCATGTACGTTGAGTTCCCATTCGGCAAAAGGGGTAGAGGAAGCCGTGGATTTTTCAGACGTGATCAATACATTCAGAGCTTCTAATCGAGATTGCAACGACGTTCCTTTCGAGAGCTTCTTCCATTTCCATTCAAATTGGAGAGCATCTCTCCATGTAGGAAACCCAGAGACATAGCCCATACACGTCCATGTATCGCCTCGGTTGACCCATTTGCCCGTATACTTGGCCCCTCCTTTTAACTCGCCATTGTGCTGTCGCACCCGTCGTTCTACATTGTAAGTGGCACCCACGTATGTCTTTTTAGACGAAGACTGTAATAAATAGACATACATACCTTTACCCTAGATTACATCAACATCCGAAGACTCGCATAGGTGAGAAGACCGGCCATGGCGGAACGGACGACAAGGGACATTTCCTTGTCCTTGACTCCCATGTCACTGATGGCCTTGTACACTGGCGCAGACCCGAGGATCAAGAACAGAATGGCGCTGATTAAACTGCTTACAATACGGGAATCCATACATAGAACCGAGATAATAAAATGCCTAAACTTTCAAACACCAGTCCATATTTTTCAATTTGGATTCCATGAAACGTAAATGTTCCAATTGGCTTTGACCGAAGACGGAATTGATTTCTTCTAATTTCATACGAAAATAATAGGAAATCCTTAAGTTATTCATATCGGGGGGATGTTTGTAGTGTACCGCAACCACGTATTTGGTAGACTTGGTGGAACAGTCTGCATCGGGTTTGCATAAATACACGTGCTTGTAACAACAGCACAATTTGTAGAGGAATTGGATGGCTTCGGCAGACGTGCTTTCGTTCATTCTGGAAATGTAAGTACCATATTGTTCTTGATACGAAAGTACATTGAGATTGAGTTCACACGTATCATCGACGAGTAAGGCATACTTTCCGGAAGCACCCTCATCGATGTGAACCCCGCTGGTTTTAATGTATTCCAAATATTCGAGACAACTGCGGGTTCCAATGTGCAAGGAATCTTTCACGGGTAAATTGTGCATTCGAATCAACTCTGCCATGATGAAGAAATAGGGGGATTTGGGAACGTAAGAACTGTATCCAGATGAGGCTTCCCGTGGAGCCAGTTTAGATATGTAATCGGTCAGAGATAGACCGAGTGGGTCTGTATGGTCCTCGTACAAGCCATTGGAATTCGTCTGCGGCAATAAATAATACGTCATACTATTTCAAGATGGGAATGTTTATATGGGTCTGACATTTATATTACTTTCGGACTATGCATTATTTCCTACGCGTCCGAGAAGAGTTTGTATTCTTCTGCAATGTTCGATAACTCCATCAAGGTCGTCCATATGCATACTATAACAATATTCTATGGTTCTATCTGCATATGTAGTAATATCCCGTCTGTAACGGGGATGATTATTCTCTGGTAGTGATAGCATTCTTTCAGTTTCTTCCCGGATGTTGCCAAAGGACACCCCCTGTTCCTCAAGAGTATTTATTTTAGTTAGGATAGACTGCAATTCTTCCTGGACTGCCGTGTAGAGCGTATGATTGCCTCCCCTCCTGGTACGCATCTTAACTTTTTTGTTTCGTCTAGACTTCCGTTTCATATAATTCACTAATATTATTCTAGCAGGGAATGTATATCTTTATATTTACGGGTCCGTCGCCTGGGGCGTTTCTTTGATTTACGCCTACATCCGTCTTGGGGAATGCAATTGCCTCACATAATGACCACTGTCTGTTGAAGTCTATCTCCAATGATTCTCGTCCAGCGTTTCAATTTGTCTTTGATGTAATCCAATGCGCCTGGAGTACCGAGTTCATCAGAATGAAACCGAATGACCGTGTTTATTTTAAAGTGATCCTCTGCAAGACCCATGGAGACGGGGGTTGTTTCGATGATATGAACATCCACATCTCCGTGTTCGTTTATCAGTTCGTTTTCTAATTCACGCTTCACATCTGACAAAAAATCATTCTTAATATCTTTGAATTGGTCGACCTGTAGTGCTCCTGAAGCTTCGTCTTGCATCACATAAAACGTAAACGTTGTATTGATTCCGAGTTCCATACTGTCGTTTACATTTTAATGTTATGCACAATCGACATTAACGAGTAAATATATTTCTCGAGATGGTAAATGGGACGATAATTGTTGTTAAAGTATTGTAAAAAGAGAACCGTTTCTTTCACCATTTGCAAATGTTCAGGAAGTTGTGTGATGAGGGATAAACAGATGCGTTCCACGTTTAAATGAAACACGAGAATGGTGTACAAATCTTCACGCAATTCCGACATGGTGAAATCCAACGTTCGGATAGAATGGAGTAATTTCGCGCACGTGGCTTTGATAGGGTCTACGTAAGGTTGTTGATGCATCACCGTTTTTAAATTGGTAATGGTCTCTGGGATAGGGACGTTCAAACAAGCGGCATACGTTTCGCGGGATGGTCGCGGCATGGATAACACTTTGCATTTGGATAAAATGTTGTCGGGCAAAAAGGAAATGGCTTCGGTGATCAAAATGTACTTGATGGAACCCTGCATATAACTGTAAAAAATGTCGAGTAATTCGTGGTTGATTTTGTGAAAGTTTTTGCATACGATGATGCCGTGCTTTTCGGTATACTTGCTTTGAATGATGCCTTGAATGTGGTCGTAAATGTCATTCCAGAGCGGTTTCGAATTGCATCCCAACAATTCCATATCCACTTCGTAGTGAATGTCGCTGATTTTGATGTAGCGAGGCGGAGTAGTGTCGATGGGGATTCGTTTCTCGCATTTTAAGGAACTGTATTGGTGTACGATGGAAAGCATTTGGGTGTATTTCCCGACGCCGGGTGGACCGTAGAGAATGAGGTGCTGGAAGGAGGCGATGGGCGGAAACGACAACTCGGCAATTTTGGGGTGTAAGGGAGTGGTGTAGGAGAGATAATCGGTAAATTTATGCTTGTCCATTGAAGAGAGTGGCTGATTTCCTTTTAAATACACTTAAAAAATTTATATCCCATGAACACAATGTCAATCCTCAATCCAACAAACAACGTATATCTGAAACAAATTAATGATATTTTGTATTATTCCTTTGATTTGACTAATCCAGATGAGAATATAACGGGGTGGTCTATCATTACAATCCCCATTTCAATTGGAAATGGAAATAGTTCACCTACTGAAAATATCACAGTCCTTTTCCTTACGGATTTTAACTACGAAATTGGCGTTACTGTATTTAAGGTTACATCTGACTATATTACTTTTGATGGAAACAATTTTGTGATACGTTATCTTGGTACCGGTGTAGTGCCAGGTGTCATAATGAATATAGCATATTCGAATATGCTCATCCGGAATTTTAATGTGTTCAATGCGATTAATAGTGAAAGTGCTGTGAATGGAAACGAGGGATTTTTGTGTGGATCCCATTTCGGTAAAAACACCACTGGACCCATCACGATTCACAATTGCGTGAATTATGGAAATTATCTCGAGAATGATAATTCTGGTGGTATAGTGGGAGAAAATGCATTTGAATTATCCTCAGGCACCATTACGATTTCGAATTGCGTGAACAATGGAACCAATAAACTAAACAAAATGTTCGGTGGAATAGTTGGTTCCAATGCATTTTTAAATGCAACGGGTACCATTATCATTTCAAATTGTGTGAACAATGGACCCTTGTACTACAATTGTGGAGGTATCTGTAGCACCATCGCGAGTAATACAGCCACAATTATTATTGAAAACTGTGTTAATACAGGCCCGTTTAACTCTAACTATTGCGGTGGTATAGTATTCAATTCTTCTAGTGCTATTACAATCAAAAACTGTTATTCATCTGGAACGGTCGTAAGTCTTGTCTATGATACGATTCCACAAACCACCATTGACAATTGTTATATCATAGACGGTATATTCAATGCGGTCATCAATCCAACTGCTTCGTATAATGCAGAGGGTACATGGGTGACTTCTACCGCGATTACAAAATTAACGATTGACGATACATGGGCATATGACCAACTGAATGGTATAACCTATATAGATTTACCCTTTGTATTATCTTCTTTACATGAAGATTACATTCTTGTAAAAGATGGAGTATTGATTTATGATTCATCCGATACCATTGTATCTGGATTGATTTCATCGGCATACAATGTATCCATACCAAGTACGCATAATGCCCAGATGGTCGTTGGAATTGCAAATAACGCATTTTTTGGAAAACCTCAACAACTATTTGGTACAATTGAATTTCCCTCAACATTACTGACCATAGGAGATTCTGCTTTTCGGGAATGTGGATTAACCGGAACGCTAAACTTACCCGCCTCCATTACCTCGATTGGTGCATCTGCCTTTCAAGACAGTGGATTCATCGGACCATTGATCTTACCCGCCTCCATTACCTCGATTGGTGCATCTGCCTTTCAAGACAGTGGATTCATCGGACCATTGATCTTACCTGACTCCATTACCTCGATTGGTGCATCTGCCTTTCGAGGCTGTGCATTGAGAGGTACGCTCATTCTCCCTCCCAACTTAACTGTCTTGGAAGACTATGTCTTTGCAGAGTGCGACTTTACCAGCATGGCCCCACCAACCCAATTGACCCATATTGGTGCACGCGCCTTTTATAATCTCCCCCTGTTTGTCTACGATTTTACTCAATGCGAACAATTGTCTTATATTGATCCAAGTGCGTTTGACACGATAAATCAAAGTTTTTTGGATATCAACGTCTACGTGACCCGATTCACTTATGACCGGCTCCAAATCCCCAAATTTCCGGATTATGTCAAATTTCACACGGGTGTTCCCGTGTCCAACATTTGTTTTGTCGCTGGTACGAGGGTTCAGACGGATCAAGGCATCTTAGCCATTGAAACGCTGACCCGAAAACATACCTTGAATGGTCAACCTATTACGCTGACCAAAACCAAGCACGATGATCCTTATTTGGTCAAAATTCAAGCCTATGCGTTTACAAACGCGCCTACGCAAGACACGTATATGAGTATGAACCATCGAATCTATTTCAACCATGACCGCGTGAAAGCACGCGACTTGGTGAACGGAGACACGGTGACACTGGTCGACTACTACGGAGAACCGCTGTACAATGTGCTGGTCAAGGCGCATACTTCTATGCTGGTCCATGGGATGCGGGTGGAAACGCTGGACCCGACCTCACCGATTGCCTTGGTGTATACGAGTCGGTTGCCGCCACTTCAGCGTATTCAAATCATTCAAAAACTGAATACGCAAGAAAACTATGAGGATACGGTTAGGTATTTAAAAAGAATGCAATAAACTTCCAGAATGAATTTGGATACAAATATTGACCATTACACCAATTCGGAGTTGGAGAACTTATTCCGACTTGAACCAGGGTATACGATCAATCAAATTGTGAACGCCGAGCGCACCTTGCATGATAAGTTGATGCGTTCGGTTGATTTTGACATTCAGCAAAACTTGGCCGTATTCTTAGAGCAAGCGATGCAACGATTGTCGGAAGCTCAACTTCCCACGCCACCCCCGAAACCCGAAGTCGAAGAAAAGTGGACACGGTATATGTTTACGGTAGATTCTACACAAAGAGCACCTGGAAGTAAGTTGAATGATTTTGTCTGTGTTTTGCATGAACCGATTCGCGTGCATTCTTTGCAAATGGAGTTTTTGGACATTCCGGTCGTCTGGAAGGAATGTCAACAGTCCTTGTTTCATCTAAACGACCTGGAGGTGCATCTACCGAATGGTACGTACACGGCCTCAGAAATGGAAAAACTGCTTCCAACGATTGCAGATATCACCTTGAAAGTGCATTCGAACTCTGTCTTGTCATCGTCCGAACCATTCACGGTTGATTTCGGGAAAAAGTACAAGTCTATCGGATGGATCATGGGGTTCAGACTGCCTAGCTACAAGAGTGAATTCAATTCACTGACCGCCAAACATGAAGTGGTGTCCGAAGCACCGTATGGTCACTTGACCGAACTCTTGTACATTGAAGTCTACGATTACCACGAAAATTTTACACCGGAAAGGGTGTATGCAGGTCAAACAAAGCATACGATGGCGTGTATACCGGTTCTGAATGAAAAACGAATTCAAATCCCATATGTCTTTCATCGAGAGTACGAGTTTCCTGTGGTGTTGGAACGACTTCGCATCCGTTTGTACAATAAGGTAGGCGAATTCCCCTTGCAAACCGATTTTTCAATATTGTTTTCTTCCGATAAAAGTATATAGTCAAGGATATAATATACACTACCACCATGGAGAAATTTATAATGAGGCCTAATGTAGCCAAGTTTGATCGTATCGACAACGTAAAACTCGATGATGATTATTCGTGTCCACCCGACGTCAAAGCTAGTTTTGCAACGTTGACTAAATCCAGACGGTATACCTGGAATGAACATAATCATCAACATACGGTACAGTTTTTTTATGCTTCAGGAAATTGTGACCAAAGGATGCACTATATTGCAAGCATTTTGGCTGTATTGCCATGTAACAAACCATTGCGAGCTGACATTTTGTTATCTCCCGTGAAAAAAGAGTACCCCGAAGACCACGTGTTTGGACAAGCACACGTCAACACGGGCTATGCCTCGGATGAAAAAATTGTAGTGTACCGAAAAGAGGAATGGTTGAAAGTATTTATTCATGAATGCTTTCACTATTTTCATTTCGAACAATCGTTGATGAACCCCATCTTTGTACCGAGAATCCTCAAATTGTTTCCCGTCCAATCCAAAGTGAATGTGTACGAAGCCTATTGCGAGGTATGGGCGCGTGCACTCAACTGTTATCTCATTTCAGCCTACACTTCCATTCCCGTATCCATCTTGTTGAGACAAGAGAAAAAGTATTCGATGCGGCATATGGTTAACGTTCTTCATCATATGGGTCTTACGTATGCATCCATCCAAAAGCCAAGTTCCTTTCGAGAAAAAACCAATGTCTTGTCCTATGTGGTCCTCGCCAACATTGTGTTCAACCAAAACTATATACAAACCCATCCAACCGTTCAAGCAAATGGGGCGGCCTTTGTCCGTTTTATCGAAACCCATTATCATAACCCTGAATTTATAAGAGCGGTGGAGCACACCAAACCATCCACCCCAACCACCACCATGTCGCTTCAATCCATCGAATAAAATTGAAACCGTTTCTATTTGCACATTGTATAAACATTTCCGATATGCTACACGTGGTATTCATTCCGCACGCACCCATAGAAACGAAACCCGACCAAATCGGTCGGGCAATCGGACCCCAATTTGTTGAACGGATATCGGAAACAATACATAATGAACACGCGATTTCTTGGAAGTCGTTCACCGTATACTTCAATGATTCGTGTGTCGATAAGTTGTTCGCGAAGAACATGAACTTTCACGAGTTGTTCGACAGATTCGTTCTGAAGACCGAAACCGGTGACTTGGATGCCTATCTTGGAAAAACATAAGTCGAAGGTGACATTTTTTATCAAATTGAAGCCCGAATACTTTTTGACCTCGATAAAGATGTTTTCAAACGACCAAGAGATTGCATTCGATTTGTATCGCCAAGGACAAAATGTGTTTCTCACGGGTCCGGGCGGTACCGGTAAATCGTTCCTGATTCACAAAATGGTAGAACATTCTACCTCTCGAGGTAAATCGTGTCAAGTATGTGCGTTGACAGGATGTGCTGCAGTATTGTTAGAATGTGCCAAAACCATTCATTCTTGGAGTGGAATTTATAGGATGAATACGACGGATGAAGCCATCCTCCGTCGTATTCTGAACACCAAAACGTTAAAACAAAATTGGAAAACAGATGTCCTGATTGTAGATGAAGTCAGTATGATGTCAAAACGAATGTTTGAGTTATTGAATCTCATCGGACAGAAGATGCGTGGGAACAGACGCCCATTTGGAGGTCTACAAGTGGTGTTTGTGGGCGATTTCTTCCAACTCCCTCCAATTGAAAAAGATGGGTTCTGTTTTGAATCAAAAGAATGGTTTCAAGTCTTTCCCAAACCGAACCATATCGAGTTAACGACGTTCTTTCGCCAATCGGATCCAGCCTATATTGAACTTCTGATGCAAGTACGAAAAGGGAAGCTTTCCACAGAGAGCATTCAAGTGCTTGAAACATACGTAAGAGAGTCGACACAGCCGATTACCAAGATCGTTCCTTTACGCAAACAAGCGGATTTCATCAATCAATCCATGTTCGACCAATTGAAGACGCCGGTGCGAGAATTTGAAGCAATGATTCGCACAGATTACCCGGATGGAACAAAAATAGGGGTTACATTGACTCCACAAGTGGTTGCTCAAGAAGTGGAGAAACTGATGAAACACCATCATTTATGTAAAACCCTTTTGCTCAAAAAAGGGGCACAAGTGATGTGTATTCGAAATATAGACATGGACCATCAGATTTGTAATGGGTCACAAGGGATCATTGTAGATATTATCAATGACCGACCCGTGGTTCTCTTTTCGAATGGATGTACAAAAACGATGGAGCTTTGTTATTACCATTCTGATGCGCATCCAACGATAGCCATCGCTCAATATCCATTGGTCCTTGCGTGGGCCGTCACGATTCATAAAATACAAGGGTGTACACTATCGCAAGCACAAATAGACATTGGCACATCCATCTTTGAGTATGGTCAAACTTACGTGGCTCTCTCACGCGTCAAGACCAAAGAGGGATTGTATCTGTTGAATTTTCAACCGGAACGGATTAAATCCAACCCCAAGGTAGTCGAGTTCTATGATTCTTTGAACTGAATTTATTGATTAAAACGTATAGTTGGACTGAGAACCAAAAAAAGCCGCCATAAAATTGAATCAATTTTCTAGCCAGATAAACTTTAACACCTCGAACATTGAAATGTCCGATTCGCCAACAGTCCCACCGCTTGAAAAGAAACCGAAAACAGCACCAACACTACACCAAGACACGCTCGATATTATCCGGGTTTTCTTTGGACTACCAGCCTCTGAAACCGTTAGTGGGTTCTTTCATTCCTATAGTGATGCACAAAATTCGTGCCGTGACGCAAGGAACGATTTTATGGCGGGCGTGGATAGCAATGTGGAATGGGCAAAGGCGTACGCTAAAGAACTCAAGGCACGCGCTGCCTTGAAAACAGTCCTCTAAGTGTACGAGATTTTTTTCAAAATAAAATTGAAGGTCGCGTAATCTGGTATTGGATATAAAAATGGATTACGAGACGATTAAACGGCCCAATCTCAAGGAGAGAATCGATGAACCCGAAATCCAAGCCTCGATCCAAATGGATGAGATTGATCACTATTCCAAACTATACAAGAAGGACAATACAGCCGAGAATGAGGAAGCGCGTAACTACACGGAATGGTGCGGGCATATGGCCGAGAATCAACTCTCCATTCTAGTAGACGAAGGGCGAGTGCTTCATAAAAAAATGGACCCCTATCCTGTGTGGTTACGAAAGAAGAAGTATGAAGAGAAGATTGATGCGATCATACCTCTTGACCGGGAACTACCCTCTGACGTCTTGGATATTATTCGCGGGTATTGTAAGCCGGTGTTTATCCATTTTCGAGAATACAACCAGGCATTGGGTCTCTTTAATCTATCCGTGTTCTACAAGCAAAAACTCAGGCATCGAATCGTCGACCCGGCTGTCCGAGAACAACTGAAGATTTGCATCGATGCCCATGATGACTATCAGAAAACCCGCGCGGTCTATCTTCATGATAAAACCCCCCTGAATGAAACGCTTTCGGATAAATCGCACTATTGGACGGATGTTTGCAAGGATAAGTTTTCGTCTTTGTTAGACCAGTCTTTGTTAGACCAGACATGTCAACATGGATATGCTGCATGGTATTTCCACAATGAGATGGAAGACGCATGGATGGACGAGTCAGAGGAAGAGAATGACTTGCCTTGATAGTCAAATGAACTCGTCGGTGTGGACCGCCCCAAAACAAAAGATTTTTAAAAAAAATGTGGCAAACATCATGAAGAACCGGTATACAATTCGCTGGATTGTCTAGATTGTCATCGAATCGGATTGCATTTTATCTGGTACGGTCGATTTTGTGCGGGTTTTCTTTCTCGTTTTTTCTACACTTTTTGTAGGGAAACTCTTCGGAGGCACTTTTTTGAGTATCACTTGATATCCTGAATACAACACTTCAATCTCAGGTTCATAGATTTTCATAATCGAATCGATGGCCGGTTTCGGTGTGAAGATGGCCGGTTTTAGTTTGGTCCATAAATAATCATCAAAAATCAACACTCCATTTTCCTTAAGCATATTCATACATAATACTGCATCAAACAACACATCTTTGGCAACGTGAGAAGCATCGATAAAAATAATATCAAAGGTGATCCCCTTGGATAATAACATAGGTAAAGCAACGGCGGAACTTTTTTTCATGATATGGATTCTCGATTTAGAAGGAGATTTTTTCTTAATGTCCATGGCGGCTTTTTCAATCTCTTTGAAGTCGATATCCGTGTATTCGGGCGAACCTTCCCACGTATCCACTCCATAATAATGAGCATTTGGGTTCAAATCTAAAAAACATTCAGCAAATTTTTCCATCGCAGCACCTGTATAGACACCCACTTCCAGAATATGGACCGGCTTTCCTTTAAATTCTGAAAGATGCTTATCCCATTGTGTCCAACCAATCATATGTAAAGGATAGATAATTTGTTTGATTTAAACGAAAGTATCGCGCGTATTGTTTCAAAGTTCATATCCTTGGATGCTTTTATATCCGGTAAAAAATTGAATCGCAAACGAACCAACATAGACCATAAAAAATGTGGGCTGCTTTACGATACGAACAAAACCAAGCGTATGAGGAATCCTTGTTACAGGATAGCAAGAAAACAAAGCCAGACAAGGTCGCAGAGATTGCGGAAGAACCCGACCAGAAATTGACCAAGGCCGAACTACGTGAGAAACGAATACAGACATTATCTGGTAAAAAAACCTAGACGATTAGTAATGGTGATTGATTGGATTCAATCCATCTTTATTGTAGCCATGTTTTCAGCTTTTTTGATTGTGGATTCATTCAACGGAAGTGTACAGTCACTTCAGGACAATTGGGTCATGTACCGTTGTAATCCAGCGATGATGCCTTTCGCGGGCTATTTTGCACCCAAAGGAACAACGATAAGTACGCAAGACAACTTTTCGTATTGTGTGCAAACGATGATGTCCAATTTTGCACCGTCGATTACACAACCCTTTTCTTATTTGCAAAGTATGACGGTCGATATGATGGGTAGTATCAATGACAATATGATGGCATCTACACAACAATCTTCTGCAATGAATTTCAACGTATCCAGTATCTTTGAATCGATTTACGGCGTTTTTTTGAATACCATTATTGAGTTTAACATTATCATTGTCAAATTGATGGACATACAAGGAAAGATTTCCGGTGTCATTACGACGATTATGTACATTATGACGGCAGTTCAGTACACCTTTGAAAGTATGTGGGATGGTATCCCGGGTGGAATGATTCGTACGATAGGTAAATTGTAAATATTTTTAAAGCGTAAAGAGATGGAGGCACTCTATCAAAATAGAGGCTATTTTGAATTGTATGGAGGAGATGTCGTGATATCCTTAGGGATTGGTGCAGTGACACTTGGGATTGTTAGTTATTCGACCTACCAATCACTCCTCTTACAGATTCGAGCCAATTGGAATGAATCCAAATGCAATCCCATTTATATGCCATTTGCGGGTCTGATTATGCCCAAACCAGGTGTGAGTACCATGGACAATACTATCGATAATTTTTCGTATTGTATCAAACAAGATGCTTCGATGGTCTTCAATATCGCCATGTTGCCCTTTGAGTTTTGTCTCTATCTCGTGATTGAGTTTATGGATACGGTGCTTGAGGCCATTATGACGTTTATGAAACTGATGCAATGGTTAAAGGATCAATTGGGGGGAATGGTTGCCTCTTTGTACAATCAATTGTTGTATTTCATCATTCCCTTGATTGAAATTGTCATACATGTCCGAGATGGATTATCAAAGGTCAACGGCATTGCATTAACGTCCCTTTTTATCACGATGAGCGTCTACAATACCACCATATCAGGAGTAATTAACATTATGAATATTTTGTCCGATTTATTGATTGCACTCATTTCCGTCATTGTGGCCTTGATGGTTCTTGCTCTTGCTCTGCTTCTGACACCGGCATTTCCTGTAGGGGTTGCCATGTATACTACGGTTACATCTGTAATGATAAGCATCTTGGTGCCCACCATTGTGTTGTATGTATTGATGCATACGTTTACCTCTGCGGTCATGGGTGAAAAGGCGAACGACCCGCCCTCCGCACCCACCTTCAAAAAACGGAAATAACATTCAACCACATCGTTCTTGGCGTCGTTCTAGCATTTCGTTAAATGCTACAACTTCTTCCCCATAGAGTTGAACCAAGAGTTCGCGGTAAGCTTTGAAATGGATTGACTGAGCGAGGGACATCAAGTCGCACAACTGCGTCTTGTGGTCTATCTGCTCTGGTGTAAGCTTTGGACCCACAGAGCGAGTCTCGTGACACCAGACTGCAATGAGAGGTTCGCCCATCGAGACTCGGTAATCCTTGAGTTTATGATCAGCTTGCTCTAGGTGTCGACTCGCACAGATGTACATTTCCAGTGCTTCGTTCACATTCGGCGCCTTACAGACGTGCGCCTTACGGACGACATCACGGAGAGGCGCGGGAAGGAATTGCTCGATTGCGTCCATTTTTTTCATTCGAGATATGTATTGTAAATCGGTTCAATTTTTATACTGTTTTAAACACTGAGCGTCAATCTGAAGGGATTCGCACTTCTCTTCTTGGGGAACAATTCGAATCACTCCTTTGGATTTTTTCCCAACCAAAGGGACGGTGCAGCCTTTTTCTGTTTTGGGAGGTTCGTTCAACGTACACCTGGCCCGAAAATGTTCATATCGTTCACGAATATCGCAATAGGATAAGTTTGATTTTTTTCCGAGCATGGTATTGATAAGCTCGTGTAATTTGTAAACGTATCGAGAAAACGTATCTCTACTTTCCATATCCGAATACTTTAAGGGGAGTGTCTTGAAATTTTTCACCAGATTCAGACGACAATATTTGCAAGGCAACACGTGTACTAAGGATTGCACAAATTCTCTATAATGTTTTTTATCTTGTGCGGTGGGATGGACTGGATAGTTGAAGCTCATGGTATGTAAATAATGCCACAGACTCGGCCCCCATACCGTGGTAAGCATACCGTCACCGCTTTTCATATCTTGGGGTTTAAAGACCCGTCTTGTCTTCATACACTATCCAAATATAATATTTAGAATAGTTATGTGTAAGAACTTGTCGTTTGCTGATTGTGAACTTTCGATTTTACACGCATCGGTAGATAAGATTGAAAAGCGTGTGGGTGAGAAGTTGGTTCATTCGCCTATGATGACCAATGTCATTCAAATGGTTGAACATTTCATTAAGACAAACAAGTGTATCATATATGGGGGTACGGCCATCAATAACATTTTACCCGAAAAAGACCAGTTTTATGATTACGACTATCAATTACCGGATTATGATTTTTTTTGTACTGAACCGTTGAAGTTAGCCACAGATCTCACTGATTTGTTTGCTAAGAAAGGGTATGAGGTGGAAGCCAAATCGGGGGTGCATCATGGCACCTTCAAAGTATTCGTGGATCGGTTGGGGGTTGCGGACATTACCTATTTACATCCAGAGATTTACAAGATGCTTTTAAAATCCGCCATTGTGAAAAAGGGACTGTTGTATGCTCCAGCCAATTTCCTAAGACAATCCATGTATTTGGAGTTATCTAGGCCTCTAGGCGATGTGTCTAGATGGGAAAAGGTGTTGAGACGGTTGAATGCATTGAATAAACATTATCCTTTGGTGTATAAAAAATGCACGGTACAACGAAAAATGTCGAATCGGCGTCACGAGGATAAATTGTTCCAAACCATCAAACACTTTTTCATAGACCAAAATGTAGTCTTTATTGGTGGTTATGCAAATTCCTTGTACACACAGCATACTCGAATTCCTCGATTGGCAAATCTTCCAGACTTTGATGTGTTGGTCAATGACCCAAAGGACACGGCCCAAGAACTTGTCAAAGTATTAAAAGCGGATGGTTACGATGCTACCGTGAAGGAACATGAAGCGATTGGTGAATTGATATCGACACACTACTCCGTTTCCGTGGAAAAAGATTATGTGGCCTTTTTATACGAACCGGTTGCGTGTCATAGCTATAATGAAATCCAAGATGGACATAAAAAAATTAAAGTGGGCACCATTGATACTTTACTCAGCTACTATTTAGCGTTTATGTATGCAGACCGTGATTATTTTGACGAGAACCGATTGTTGTGTTTATCCGGTGCATTGTTTCGTGTTCAACAAGAAAATCGACTTGCCCAAAAGGGGTTATTGAAACGATTCGGGATGAATTGTTATGGCGTTCAGCCCACCCTGAAATCTATCATGGATGAAAAGAGTAAATTGTACGAAACACTCGATCACAACAGTGCGGAATTCAAAGAGCGTTTTTTCAAATATACACCTAAAAGGCAAACACCAAAGACACGTAAAAATAAACTTAAATAGAAATAGGCAGTATTCATAGATGAGCTGTGTGATTATTCACGAAACGGGTGAAGAAACCTCAGATACGGTCGCACACAAGACATATGGGACGCTCCAACATACGTGGAAAACGCCCACGTATGAAATCCATTTGTACGCAAAGAAACGAGGACGCGCGGGTACGGAAAACAAGTTTGAGTTTCCTCCACCTATGGATACCCCCTTGTTATTTGGGAAATGTCTCCTACTGAATCCCGCAGGCGATTTGACGCTTGAAATGTGGCGCGAATTTTATGAATCCGCAATGCAATTCGAAGACCTTGCGTCCGAAAGTGTATCGGAAGAGGAAATCGAAGGTGAATTCAGTCACGGTTATTTGAAGGATGATTTTGTCGTGTCAGATAATGAATTGGAAGAAGAACCCTACAAAAATTGATTTAAACAGGACCATACTGTGTTTCTATAGAAATGTGTACCGTGACAGATTCACCGTTGTTGCGCCAAAGGATGCGGAATCGGTTGAACGAAATCATCCAAGATGAAAAAATTAGCGAAAACGTGGAGATTGGTGCTTACAATTATTCGGTGAAACAGGCCACTGAAAAAAAAATCATTCGGAAGTGGACGAATCCAATGTTCGCAGAAATTTATTTGACTAAAATGCGTACACTTTTGTGCAACGTGACTCACCCCATGATACATTCGATGAAAGAACCACACAAATGTGCCTTTATGACCCACCAAGAGTTGAATCCCGAAAAATGGCGTGAGATGATTCATAAAAAAGAAAAACGCGATGAACATTTATTCACCCATAAATTGGTGGCGAATACGACGGACTTTACGTGTTTCAAGTGCAAGAAGAACAATTGTACCTACTATCAACTACAAACGCGTTCGGCGGATGAACCGATGACGACGTTCGTGACGTGTGTCAATTGCGAGAGTCATTGGCGGTGTTAAAATTGGTCGAGAATTATTTTTTTATAAAATCGAACCATTATGTTTTACAATGTGAATGCAAAACATAATGTCCACGGAACAGCTTCTTTCACGCGACTCACGTTTGAGTAACAGACCTTACCAAATCGAGGCCTTGCAATCCATTTTCCAACACGAGAAATGTGTCGTGAAAATGTTTTGTGGAACAGGTAAATCACGTATCATGACAAACGTCATCTTACACGAGAATAAGCAACTGAGTGTCATCGTCTTTCCATCCCTTTCTCTCATTCAACAATATTCCAGTGATTATCTTGAAATGTTTGATCATCCATGCTTGAATATTTCCTCTGAAATGCTTGACATTGAAAGTACAACCGATGAAGTACGGATTCGTACCTTTCTACAGCGTCAAGAACGCAAACTCATTCTCATCACCTACCAGAGCTTGCACGTCTTGTTGGCGTGTCTTGACGGACAAAAAATACCCTTGATACAATACGACGAAGCACATCATACCACCGGTATAGAATGTCAGAAACTGGTGTTCGAGACCGACTGTTTTGAAAAGCAAGTGTTTTACACAGCCACTCCTGAAACCAAGAATGGACGTGTTCTGTACGATCGCGAGGATGAAGCGTCCATTCCATTGGCATTTGAGTACACGTATTTGCAAGGATTGGCTGCGACAGTGTTGAATGAGTTTGACGTATGCGTAGATATGTACACGGAAAAGACAAACCATTCCGTCTACGAAGCCATTGCACGTGCGATTCTGACGCGAGGCACGAGTCGCGGTCTGTTGTTTCATTCGGGTGTAAATGGGGAACGCAATACGTCGGTATGGAATTTTGTAGACGAAGACGCTTTTAAAGTGGCGTTTGCCAAAGTGGCTCGAGCATTTCCAGAGAAGCAGTATACCAAGATTACGTTTGTGGGGATGGACGGTACGACCAAAATGGCCGAACGTAAACAAATGTTGTCTGCGTTGGACCAAACGCCGATGGATGAAATCTACCTCATCAGTTCGTGTGACACCATTGGCGAAGGGGTGGATACCAAGCGTGCAAATCTGTGCGTGTTTGTGGACCCCAAGACCTCGACCATCCAACTCATTCAAAACATTGGACGCGTGTTGCGTCGAAACCCAGAACAACCCGTATCCACCATTTTGATTCCTTGTTGGATCAATATGGAAAACTATGCGGGTGCGGAAACACGCGAGCAGAAAGATGCGTTGATTCGGGAACAAATGCGGGCGACCAATGGCGACTATTCACCCGTACTGAACGTGTTGGGTGCACTGAGACAGGAAGACGAAGATTTGTACGAGATGTGTTTGCACTACCCGAGCCGAAAACATAAGGAAGATTCGCTGCGAGAACAAGGATTTGAGATTGGCGAAGAAGAGTACACGCACGAAGAGGTGGACGAGATGCGTCAAACGTCGAATCTGGAAATTCATACAGATGAGGAGATTCGAACCCACGAAAGCGTACAGGAAAGTGAGGAAACCACCCGTCTCTATTATGATGAGGAAGAAAACGTGTACTATCCAATTGAAGGCGACGAAGATACGGTCATTGAACCACCGAAACCCAAAGTGAGGGTGTCAATCCATCAAAACGAAGAGATTCAAATGTTGTGGAGCGTGAAAGAAGTGGATTTCACGAAACAATTTTGCACCGTCGTGATTGAGTGTGAAGTATCGCGGAACGAAGAGAATTGGCACCTGCGGCGGGATGAATTATGTGCGTACATTGATGTAAATGGACGAGTTCCACTTTTAAAAGAAAATCCGTCTATTCATACATGGGTAGATAACCAAAAACAAAATTACGGAAAACGGATACAGCGTATGTCCATTCCAGAATTTCGTACGATTTGGGAAGAGACTGTTCGAAAATTTCCTTGCTTGGATAATGATAATATGTGGCATTTGAAACATGCAGAATTATATGCATACATCGATGCGAATGGGAAAGCACCAGTTCCAAAAGGATCACCGCTTAATCAATGGGTATCAGACCAAAAAAAAAATTACAAAAAACACCGCGGACGGATGTCTAAACCAGAATTTCGCGCAATTTGGGAAGAGACACTTGAAAAATATCCATGTCTAAGAGATCTTACACAACAATGGTATATGAAACATAACGAGTTGTGTGTATATATTGATAAATATGGAAAGGTACCACCGAAAGGATCGTCGCTCAATGGTTGGAGGCATACCCAAAATGATTGTTATGATAACAAATCATGTATAATGAAAAATGAAGATATTCGAAGAATATGGGAAGAAACTATCCAAAAGTATCCATGCTTGACTGTTGATAATGAAAAAGTATGGCATATGAAACACGCAGAATTATGTGCATATCTTGACAGGAACAATAAACCGCCAACACTACGAACTGACAAACTACTCACTGGTTGGTTATCTAATACAAAAACCCACTTTCAAAAATGCAATCGAATTATGGGGCACCCACACATTCGGACACTCTGGGAAGAAACTATTCGAAAATACCCTTGTCTAACTATTGACTTAAATGATTTATGGCATACAAAACACAAAGAATTATGTAGACATATTGACCTAACCAGAAAATTGCCATCCAAAGGAAGCAGTCTTAATAGTTGGTTAGGTAATCAAAAACAAAATTACAAGAAACAAGAAAACAGCATGGAAAATGAAGATATCAGAGCAATTTGGGAAGAGACTCTTCGAAGATACCCAATATTGAGTGACCGAGATGAACAGTGGAAAATAAAATTAGCAGAATTACATATATTTATCGATACCAATAAAAGATGCCCGCAAGAAAGAAAGGATTCTGAAAAAATACTGGGAAATTGGACTTCATATCAAAAAACTAATTACAAGAATCAAGGCATGGAAAATCCAGAGATCCGAAAATTATGGGAAGACACTCTCCAAAAGTATCATTGCTTGTCGACTGATTTAGTTGCACAATGGTACTTGAAAAGGGATAAACTATGTGCATACATCGATGCAAATAGTCGAGTTCCACCAAAAGGAACACCATTAAATACGTGGGTAAATCGCCAAAAATCAAATTACAAGAAACAAGACCGTATTATGTCAGACCCAGAGATTCGCAAAAGTTGGGAAGAATTGGTCCAAAAGTATCCTTGCTTAAGTGGTAAAACGACCAAATCCATGAAACTTGCGACGGTTGCACAACCAACCGAATCGTCCGAACAAAAGCGTCAACGTGTGCATTCGGAACTGTCTCAATTGCACCAGAAATATAAAACGCTCACATCTGAACACCTACGTCAAACCTTTGAAGATAATCCTTCCTTGTGGCATACGTACCACGCCATCTCAGAAGAGAACGAGAAGTCTTTTCCCGAGCAAGAGATTCCTCGGAATCGTATCATTCAAGAACTGTGCAAACTCAAATCCAAACGTACCAAATTGGTGGTGGATATGGGCTGTGGCAAAGCCCACATCGCCCGCTATTTCCAAGACACACGATTCAAATTCATCAATTTGGATCATGTTTCCTCCAACGAACTCGTCGTATCCCGCGACATTTCGAACACGGAACTAGACGACGATTCTGTCGAAATATGCATTCTGTCCCTTGCGATGTGGGGGTCCAATTGCACCTCGTATGTTCGCGAGGCATACCGGATCTTGGAGAGCAACGGAATCTTGTATCTGATAGAGCCCACCAAACGTTGGACCGAGGTGGAACCTGCCGATAAACTACACGCCTTGTTGGAAGAAAGTGGGTTTCGAATCGTTGAGAAAAAGATTGAGAAGTTCGCCATGTTCATTTGTTCGAAATAAAGTGCGGTAAAAATTGAAAACAAACAACCTATACTTATATTTTTATAATGGAGCTCGAATTCGTCTTATTTCTATTCTGCTGTGCCCTTTTCTTGGGGGTATATGTATGGGTGTCATGGTTTGGAATTCGATGGTTAGGGATTCGAGGGCTTCGCGAGAGCCATTATAGCATGATCGAAGCGCAAGACCAATATCTACAAGCGCTGAAAGATTATCAACAACACAATGATGTAATGTTCATCATGGAAAACGGTCGAACCTAGTATGCGCTCTATTAGATCCAACTTATTTTTGTTCAAATAACTTTCCATCGGGACCACACTGCGGATTATACTTTCTGACGATAGAACAGTAATTATACTCCCTCTTTTGATTATTGATGCGTCCTGTCACCAAATATTCATCCACATCAGAAACGACTGGAGACTTTGCGCATTTTCCAAACCGCTGATCCGTGAAAAAGTCCCCTCTGAAGTGTTTACAATGGATACATAGTTTTGGACTCATGGAAAGAACGTTGACGAATAACACGAGAATCCATCGCATACTCTACCTATGGATAAATGTTTAACTTGTATTCAACCTAGGTTTCACGTGATAGTTTGATGTCGGTTGAATCCAGTGGAATCAGACGTTTAGACAAACCATTGAACCGTTTTGAGACATCGTTTAAACGAGATATGAGATTATCGGCGTAAGGTCAACGACGAGAAGCGCTATATCTGACGTGTCAATTGCGAGAGTCATTGGCGATGTTAATCGTGACATTTTTTGAAAAAAAAGTATAATGTTTATAAACGATTGTTTATAAACATCCATAGCCTAACACAGAAATCCGCGAACAAATTCCAGCAAAGGATATACGAGTACCACGGACGATAAACACAAATCATATAGTTCAGTGGAATCTCTCTACGTCTACGTCGTTCCATCAGTTCTTGAACAAACAATCGACGGCTTTCAGTGTACTCGTAGATGACGTACGCCTCTTTTTTTTTGCACGTACGCCAGTCTAGACGCGTGCCTCCAATAAAGGAGACGATGAGTGGATTTATGTCGGAGGGTAGCCGAGCCAGTGCTTGGTGTGTGGCCCGATGAATCGCAAGAACACCCATTTTTCTCTTTCACAATTGAATCCAATTATGTTCAATTTTATAACCCAAATCGTGTAGCAATATGTTTGGAGAGATTGCAAATTGACGTTGAACGTGTCACAAATCTTCCGTGTTTCTAGTCACTAAAATAAAATTGAACAACAATTTGTTTCGGTACACAACCGAACTTAAAATACCAAAATGGCACTTGCGATTGAATGTACGATTTGTATGGAATGCTTTGACCCGAGCAAGATTGACAAAGTGGCATGTGGCTCAAGCGTAGATCATATGGTGTGTTTTAAATGCGAAGGGGACTGGCGGGACAAAATGCCTCTAAAACACGGAATCCGCAGAATGACGTGTCCGACCTGCCGCCAAGAGGAACTATACCTATACCGGACGACCGAATCGCTTCAACGGGAGGTACGCCGAACGTTACGCAAGACGTACGAATCGCTTAAACGGGAGCCATCCTCAACGGAAGCAGCGCAGATAGCCGAAGAAATGGCCCAAGCAGCTCAAATTGCACGCGACATACGATGTCGTGAACACGCCGCGTCAAGTGCAGCACACCCCATCTCGATGGTTTAAACCAGCTATTTTTGTCGATAATTTATTGAAATAGACGAGATACGTTTAAACAATCTTCGACGAAAAAAAGGATTTCAATCTGATGGTCGTGGACCGTATTGATAATTACGACATATTTACAGATGAGTTTGATGAGCTCATACCGAAAGGGAGATTCTTCTCCTTTGAGAAAGATATAAAACGCATCCAGTATATCGGAGAACGAATAGCCATCTGTATACAATTGAATCATACACTGTTGAGCTCGAATTCGTTGTTGGTCCTTCAATTCCTGCAAATAGGTTTGAAAAAGAGGTGCGTGTATATCGGTATGTGTTTTTTCAATGTAGGCTTTCGTAATCGGAATACCTAAAATCTTGTATTTTTCTAAATAATTCAATGCAGTCCCGATGTTTCCATTCGAAAGAGAGATGAGGTATGGAATGGCGGACAGTTCTAGATCAATGGATTCTGCCCGAATGACCTTTTCCATCAAAGAATGTATATATTCTTTACGTGTGGGTTGTAATTTCACCAAGACGAATCTAGAATATACCCCTTCTACGATTTTTTGGGGATTGGTGCCAATGGCAATAAACGAAATGTTATGACCGTATTTATCTACATAATTAAGGAAGATTTGTTGAGCCTGCTCGCTCATTTCATCCAAAGAGTCAATGACCACCATTTTTTTGGTCAAAGAGGTGGTCTGACAGAAACATTTGACCTCATTTCGATAATATTGGATACCTTGTTCTTTTAAACTATTGATGTAGAGAACATTTTCACCCTTTGAAAATGTATCGACCAATAAATTTGCAAGAGTCGTTTTACCGGTTCGTTCTCCCCCCAGTAACAGGACATTCGTAATCTCTTCTAAATGTTCCTTGTTGGGCATATCAAATTCCTCGAGTGTTTTGGGGGCATATTTATACAAGAA